TCATCAGTAACGTTGAGAGCGTCGTCACCATCGACCCCGACGACACAAAGGACATCAACGACAGGGGTCGTTTGCCTATGAACGTGTTTGCCGTCAACTACCTGCCCATCACCCCCGTACCTGTTGCGGTGGATGTGACGGGCTACACAGGTAACACGACAGAGGCACAATCCCTGCTGTTGACGGCCATCACGGAGTATCTGCGAACGGTGCGCCCCTACGTGCCCGGCGCCGACACCGTGGACGCGTCTGTGTTGGCAGCTCAGCGGCTTATCGGCGTGGCCGTGGATGCACTGCCCCGCGAATATAATTTTGCAGCATTAACGATGAGCATTGACGGGAGTCCTGTAAATTTGCGTAAATTTGAGAACGGAGACATCCCAGTCCCCGGAACCATCACAGTTACCGCATGAATTTAACAAAACTCATAAAGCAGCTATTACCTAAAGGCCGGGCGTTTCGATTCCCGGCTGGCGGTAACGCGGCGCAAACCATAGATGCGGTGAGTGAGGTGTACGGCGCGGCGTTGACGGAGGTTCGGGGCATCCTCGACACGGTACTACCTGACAACCCTAATTTTACGGGCGCCGATGCGACGATATGGGAGCAGCGACTAGGATTGGCACAATACACATCTGATTTGACGCAGCGCAAGCAGGCGATTATGCGTAAACTAAACTTCCCGGGCGAGTGCTTAGGGCGGCTATCGAAAAACTACTTCGAGGCGCAACTGAGGACGGCGGGTTTTGACGTGTATGTGCATCAAAATAAGTTTTCAGATGGGCAGGGTGGATGGACGGTCATCAATCCAGGTGATGGTTCGGGGAGCTACACCCAGCACGGGCTAGCAGTGCACGGCATACACCGACACGGGTCGAACGGTTTTCCGTACGACTCTCGGATCACAAACCACGTTAACAAAATATACGAGCCCACAGCGCTCTACACGGACACGGAGCTGAGAGCCACTTTTTTTATCGGGGCGTCGGTTTTTCCAAACTTTGCCTACATCCCCGCCGAGCGTGAGACTGAGTTTAGAAAATTAATATTAACCCTCAAAGCCCAACACACGGTAGGGTTTTTAATTGTACAGTATATATGAGACCTTATCATCAGTGCCCAATATCGGCGCACCTACCACCTCCTACCCTGACGGCCTGATCGTTGACAACACATCAGGCATCACTGGTACAGCAGTAACCGAAATCCTCTACGGCGACCTCATCCAAACCATTCACAAGTTGCGAAGGTTGGCGGGCATGACCGCCAACGGCCTGCCTGACGATGAGACCAACGGGTTTCAGGTTTTGACCACCTTACTAATGCAAGGGTTGCCGCACTGGCAGGCACCTAGTAGCGCGATCGCGTTCGGGAATATCAAGTTTGTCAAATATACTAATTCTGTTTATTATCACAAAACTTCGACCAACACCTCGAACCCCCCTTCCGTTGACACGGCGAACTGGGCTTTTGTTTTCGGATGGAACGGGACAAAAATCGTGTTTTCCAATGACGACGCTGTTATGTCTGCGATTAATCAGGTGGCGAATGATTTAAGTGCTAGATGCACGACAATAGAAGGTCGCACAACGAGCTTGGAGGGCAGGGCAAACAGTTTGGAGGGCAGGACCAATACATTAGAAACCGCCGCGGGCTACAGGGATAACTGGGTTTTGACTGAGCACCCTTCCAACACAGTGTCGGGGTCGGTGTTTGTTTATCAGACATCAAGTAAAATTAACGTGGTTTCAGGGATTATAAATACCGGAGGGTTCGGCAGCTCCGATTATTTTGTCGTTGCGTATATTAGTTACGGCGACTACCCAAATTTAAAAAGGTTGGTAGGGACTGTTTACGGCGTTGCCTGCCTAAACCTAGACAGATCAGCGCCCGTGAGATTAAGAAATATCCCTTTCCCCGTTCTGGGGGAGATGCTGGTGGTGGAATTTAAGGGCAGCACGGATTCCGGTAATTCCTACCACTTTAACATAGCTTACCCAACGGTCTAATGCCCTACCAACTCACGATAGATAGCAAGGACATTGACAGGCTGACAGACACGCTTAAAAAGCTGCACCGGTCAGCTTTCCCTGTTGCCGCGCGTGAGACCCTTAATAATTTGGCCTTTGACGTTAAAAAACAGTCCGTTTTATCGACTGCAAAAGACAAATACACCCTTCGGCAACCAGCTTTTTTCAAAAAGTTTTCTGGCGTCGAAAAAGCGACAGGGTTTAACGACCTTGTCGCAAAGGTCGGGATGACGGACGAAAAACAAGCGGCCAATTTTCATGAGCAGGAAGTGGGCGGCACGGTTAAACACATCGCAATCCCTACGCGCGAAGCGCGGCTTTCAGGCAGCATGAAACGAAAAGTCGCAAAACAGTATTGGTTATATAAGGGTAAAATAGTTGACAGGTCTAAGAGGGGTGTCCCGGGGCGGAAATTTAGCCGCAAATCTAAGTTAGTGTCGGACATGATGTTTGCTTACAGACACGGCCTTTGGGTGCGACACAAAGGTGTTATGTTTGATGTCAATGGGTTTACAAAAAACGGCGACAGTGTTAAATTTAGGACCATACCCCTCTACTCAGTGCAACGTGGCCGAAGGGTCAGCATTAAAGGCGTTAGATTTATGCGCACGGCGGCCGAAAAATCGCTGAAAAACACGGAAAGTTTTTTTAAATTAGCTGCGGAAAAGCAGTTTAACAAGTATTTCAGATGAGTTGGATAGACCAGTTGAATGATGTGCCTTGCGAAATCCAAACGGGTGACGGTAAGCGATATAAACCCCTTTGGCGGGAGGCTAAGCGGTCACGCAACTACAACACATCTGCCTATAACTTTATCAATATCCCCGGCACGCTCATCGACAGGCGCATGCCTGAGGGCAACCAGTACGACCTGACTATTATTTTTTCGGGTGCGTCACATCTTGCTATCTCTGAGTCCTTTCAACAATCCGCTGACGACAAAAGGGCGTGGACTATCACGCACCCATACTGGGGCTCGGTCAAGGTGCAGCCCCTGTCAATCGAAGAGGACAAGACGATTTTAAATAACACCGTTTTCCGCGTAAAAGTCTGGGAAACAATACCTTTCATGTACCCGTGGCGCAAGCAGTACGCCAATGATGCGGTAAGAGATAGGTTTGTCGAAATGTCGGAGCTGGCTGCGCTGTCATTTGCCAACCAGGTGACGATTGACACAAGCGTGCGCAACACCTTGTTATCATCCGTCACGGCTATAAACAACACGGTTAGCAAAAAAATAAAAGGTGATAATGCCTTCGCAAAATTTCAGACCGCGATTGCAAAGGCACGGTCTAAAATCAACGATGTCACGCAAAAGCCCATCGACGTGATGCGGTCTATCATTAATCTTGTTAACTACCCAATTGAGCAAATCACGGGGGTGATTGACAGGCTTAACGTGCTCAAGGAGACAAAGGATAAACTGATCGGCATCCTGTTAGGGGTGACATCAAAAGATAACCTCATCATCTTTGAGTCTCTCACATCTGCCTTTGTGGGCGCTATGGCGGTGACAGCAATGGAGCCGGGCGACGATGATTATAAAATTAGGACTGAGGTCGTGGAGGCGATGGGCGCGTTAAAATCAGCCTACGAGGACTACCTGCAAGCGCTCGACACCAACGCGGGCGAAAGGTCAGATGACGCGGAATCCTTCGCCCCTGACAGCGACACACTATCAGGTTTGGCCGATACTGTGACCGAGGCTCTGGCGAACATCTACGACTACTCATTCGGCGCTAAGCAGGAGCGCGTAATTATGTTAGAGGAGGACAGCAACGCAATACTCCTCGCACATCGTTTTTACGGACTTGATAAAGATGATGTTAACCTCACTTTTTTTATACGGACGAACGATTTGTCTATGAGTGAGCTAATTGAGATAAAAAAAGGACGTAAAATCTACTATTACAAATGATACGCATCAAAATAGATAATAAGGATTACGAGGGCTTTGGCAATGTCGCGCTGAACTTAACATTTGACGCGGTGGCCTCTACCTTTTCGTTTGATGCGTATTTCGACCCCGAAAACCCAGCGCACCGCGATCTGCTTAGGCCGTTGAAATACAGAGAGGTCAAGATATATGACGACAGTACGTTACTTTTGACGGGCTATATTTTATCGCATCGATACAGCGCGCAGTCTCGCAACAGCCTAGTGCCAGTGTCGGGTTACTCTAAAACAGGCATATTGGAGGACGTGTCCATCCCTGTTGACTTGTACCCGTTAGAGACAACGAACAAGAGTTTAAAAGAGATAGCCGCGAAGCTCATCGAGCCCTTCGGTATCGGTTTAGTGATAGACTCAGAGGTGGCGGCGGAAGCGGAAAAACTCTATGACAAAAGCACGTCATCAGGCAGCGACACGGTGGCCGGCTACCTATCGCAACTGGCATCACAGCGTAACATCATCCTGACGCATACGGCCTCAGGCGATTTACGGTTAGCAAGACCGAAAAAGTCAAAGGCGGCGATTGCCACCTACATCGAAAACATGCCCGCTGTGACCATCGACCTCGAAGTCAACGGGCAGGGCATGCACTCAGAGACCACCGTCATGCGTCAAGGGTCTGTGACGGATGACATTAACGGCGAAGCGACGAAAAAGAACGTGCTGGTCGGTCAATATCGACCGCTCACGAAGGAGCAAACGAAAGGGGGCAACGGCGACACGGAGAGCGCAGCGGATAACGCGGCGGCGGCTGAGTTGCAAAACATCGCTCTCACCATCACGTCGGACAGATGGAC